ATCCCAGTAGATGTTCGTTGCATTTGTCCAATACCGCATCGGGCGTCCAGTGGTCGTGGAATTAAACTGCACATACGGGGCAATGACCCGTGAATCGTAATGATCGCCGACTGGACCGACCCGCTCCAAATCCCAGAGCGGACGACTGGTGTTCGGATCAAGAAACTGCACGCGATCCAGGCGAATCAACCCCGCCGGAAACGCCGTCGCTTCGGTGTCTGCTGACGTGGTGACGGTTCCCACTGACGACCCCATCACATTCGGCTGGAGGGCCATCATGGACTCGAAATGGTCCTGTGAGGCGTTTAAGGCACGCAGGGCAAACGTAACCCCTGTTTCTCCAGACTGCAACTGGAGGCCGCGATCCATGACCTCCATCGTATCGAGCATCGACTGACCTGTAGCCACGGCTTAATCTCCCGCATGGTGACGCACGAACTTACTGCCAGAGGACGGTCCACGCATACTGACCTGAATCTTGGTGTGATCCCACTGGTCGCTGCCGACATCTTCCAAGAGGTTTTCACGCTCTTTATCTCGTGCCTCGTGATCACGCTGGGCCTGTTCCTCAATCCGCGCCCAGTATTTCTTGCCCGACCCCCACTTGAAGCCACTCTGCTCGTAAACCGCTGCTAACGCACGGTCGTCCAGCGGGACATACCGCTGCTCGGAATCCTCGACGACAAAGAGCATCAACCAGCCGGGACAGAGTTTGTTCGTGATCCGTGGGCGTCGATACCAGACGAGCCACCGATGCTGGACGGGATGCCACGTGACATCCAGATCCTCATGGACGCCCTTCAGCTTCTTTCTGAAACTCTCAGGACCAAACGTGACACCAAAGCGTTGGGGGTGCCAGAAATGCAGTTCTTCCTCAATAGGTGGCGGCGTTTGACTGGCAACCGGGACACCGAAAGACTCTGCGCTTTCAGGCATCGTTAGCCAAACACCTTCACCGCGAACTCCTGTACCCGCTCGTCCTTACTGGACCGGCAATGCTTCGCCATCCGTCCTCGCGCCATATTGTAGGACTGGCGTGATTCGGGCTTGAAGTTTGCCGTCCATCCATCAATGGGACACTGAAGCACGCCCTTCTCCATGTCTTCATCAAGACTATCTGGGATTGGCTCGGTCTTTTTGACCCACGGTGCGTTGAAGGCTGGAATCGCGGCCTCACGCAACGGAACGGAGAGAGGCTGACGATCGCCGTTATCATCGAAATAGGTGGTGACTTCACCTGAATCCGAAGTGACGCCCCCGCGATGCGGTCGGCCCTTGCCGTCCCACGCATACATGGTGGGAAATCGTGGTGCGCCACGCTTCGCCATCTCGCCCCACTTCTCGTGTTCAGAGAGATAGCGCGTGATGATCTGAGACACGGCTTCCTTTCCTGCCCACGGCACCCCTCGATGCTTTTCCAGTTCATCGAGTTCGTAGAGTTCGCCCAGGACTTCCTGCACCGCGACAGGATTGACCCCCTTCGGGGTGTTCTCCTGTAATGCGACCACCGGGGACTCGCCCAGATGCTTGAGAAAGAACTGATTCTCTTCCAGTGAATACCGAACAGGATTAAAGGACTCCATGCGCCTCCTTAGTAACTAGTGTTTGTCCGAATCACTTTCAGCACAATATGCACCGCCCCTTCATAGGCGGTGACGGTGCCTGTGTAATTCAACGCAATTTGCTCACCTTTATCAATTTTTCGATTGGCAAGCGTTGAGGTCAGGGTTGATTGAACCGGCGTATTCGCGGTGCTATCCAACGCTAACGCCGAGCTAATTGCTGTGGTGAGACTCGCTGGAGCCGTGCCAGATGCGGCCACGCCGACATCCAAGGTCGTACTGCTGGCTCCTGCCGTGCTATGACATTCACGCACGTCCATGATTTCGTAATCCTGATCCGCCACAAAAATACAAGTATCCGCAGCTTCTCCGGCTGAAATGGTATAAACCACATGAACAGGGGCGAGTTTTGCGATAGCTTTCATTCCCATTGGTCCCTACTTTCTGGCGAAGTGACAGGGGAGAGGCAAGATGCCCCTCCCCCCACCTACTCAGATTCTACGACTCCGCGACATCTTCGATCTTGGCCCCGGCTGCTGGGTTGTCACTCAGCAGTTGCCCCTGCCAGTACCATGCCACCTCAAAGGTCGCATTAGAGGTCTGACGGAAGAACGGGGTGCCATCAAAGACTTCTGACACCGGGCGAGGCACCGAGTTTTCTCCATGTCCAATGTAGAAATTACTGGTGTCCATCCCGATAATCGTGTTCGCCGCGAAATACGGCTCCACATGCCACGGATTGCCGCTGAAGCGGTAGATCGTGCGACCATCGCCGCCGTCTTTCCCCTTCTGCTGCGCTCCGCCGTCACGCCCGACTCCTGACCCACCGGCAAACGCTTTCGGTGAACTCATGGCAAAGAACGTATCTTCGCGCAGAAGTTCGTGATAGCGCCTGACTACGGCAAGATTGGAGATGTAGGCGTTGAGCTTGGCCCCACCCTTCTCGCGGACGGCATCCTCAAGCTGCATGAGAAGGTCTTCCGTGAGCGCACGGTTGGTGCCACTATTCGACAACACAATCGACTCCCAGAACTCATTCCCCGCTGTGCTGCGGTTAATGTTGCCGTAATTCCCCGACGGGGGATTGGCATCATCAATGATTCCCAGAAGACCTTCAGTGTGATAAATCGCCCCAGATTTCGTCGTGTTTTCAATACAGAAGAAATCCCCGGCAGCAGTGCCGCTGGGCGCTGATCCACTGATGGTGACGGTGCGATTCTGCACATCAATCGCTGTGACCGTACGGGAAGCCGCAAGGTCAGCGTCATTGTCAGAGGCATCAATCAAATCCACGGTCATTCCGAGGTCGATGCTAGGAAGCGCATCCACGGTAATGGTGGTCTGGTTGTCTGCCGCTGGCATGATCGCCAGCTTGCCGAGTCCATCAGAAATCAGGTCGGCATTGATGAGCTTCAAAATACGTCGGCGGAAGCCACCTTCCATCATCTTCAGGGCCGTCTGGAACGCAAACTTCGAGTTCCTCGCGTCCTGAATCAGCTTCCACGACATGTTGTACAGCCCCGCAAATTCCTGGAGGCTGAAGGACGCCTCGGTCGTATCGGGATCGATGTTGGAGGGCAATGCGCCGCCTTCCGCCAATCCACTCCACGCACCGGGGTTTTTCACCATGATGGGCATCAAGAACTGTCCTCGACCAGCCATTGGTTTCTTCATCTTCTGGAACATATTCCAGCAGACGACTTCCTGGTTGACGAGATACAGCACCTGATCCACCCCATAGGTGTATTTCAGGGCTTCAATGACATCTGTTGTGCTAGCCATAAGGCGTCTAACTCCTTGTCACCCTACAGCGGCGAGACTATTCCGTATTCCCCGGATTCAGCATCGGCCAAAGTTCGTCGGCACGGTCAGCCGGACTCTTGTAGCCGCCCGTCTTTCCGTTCGTCAATGATGACTGGCCCCCCTTTGACGGGAAGGTCGAGGTCTTGGCTTTTAACGCTTCCTTTCGATCCATCTCCCGAAAAACTTTCCGTAATCCATCAATGCGGTTACGGGCCATTTCGGGATACTTCTCGTTTAGATCGTCGCCCTCATGCGAATAATACACATCTCGCAAGAACTCATTAACAGCCTCTTCATCCGGGAGTCCGTTATCTTGACGAAGCTGCACAAATCGAGATTCCAAGTCTTTTTCCGCTTGCTTGCCTTGGCCTCTGCCAACCACATCACGCAGGTCTTTTAAGTCTTTATAGGCCTGCCCAAGTGCCTGATCGCGTTGCTTGATCGTTTGGTGAAGAGGATTTATCCCCTCATTCACGATACGTTCCATCAACTGAGCAGCGGTATTTCCATCCAAATACGGCATCTGTCGCAATTGATCCAGCATCGATGATTGTGGTTGCTGGCTTTGCTGTGGAGCATATTGCTGTGCCGCTTTATGTGCGTACTGTTGCTGCTGCAACTGCTGGGCATATTGCTGCAACTGCTGCGTTTGCTGAGCACGCTGAGAATCCCACTGCTTGCGCTCATCGGCAAGTGCTTGTGTTTTCTTGGTAAACTCTGCCTGAGCCTCTTTCGGCCAGGATCCGGAGTCTTCTGCGTCACCCCCTGTGGGTTCGGTTTGGTTCTCCGCTCCTTCGTCTGGAGCATTAAGTGTTTCGTCGTCTGCCATCGATCCTCCTCGGTCGAGTGGATTGCGAGTGTTAGCCGGGATATTCCCTTGCCAGAGAATCCCTTCAACGTATTCGCGTGCCGTATTCGTCGTCTATGGACGGGGCAGTACTGGCAGTATAAGAACGAACGAAAAGCCTGTCAAGATTTCCGTTGCGTGGTCTGGGACTTAGAGGCCTTTTTATTTCGACGGACATTCTGAAATCCGTCGCTGGCGTGATAGAGGGCGACCTGCTTTTTTGTGAAGGTACGACCGCTAGGGCTTTTGTATGTGTTTGTGGAGACCCTGCGGAATGGCATATCCGTCCTACTGTGGTCGTCCGCCCTGCTGCTGCATCATGGCCTGAGCTAAGGCTTCTGGAGCCTGACCAGAAAGTCGCTCACTGGCTTTCATTTGTTCCATTGCGGAATCAATCGCCTCGGCAGCGGCTTTCGCAGCCGCTTGTTGAGCCGCCTGAGCGACTGCACCCTGAATCTGTTGCTGCTGTGCGCCTTCCTGCTGACGCTGAGAGGCTTCTATCAAATACTGGCGACACTTATTCCAAAACTCGATAAATAAGGCCTGAATCTGTGTGCTGGCTGATAAAAATTCTGTCGTCGCCATCTCACTTTCAAGCTCGTCCATGATCACCCGAAGATTCCAGAATGGCATCGGAATATGGTCTGGAAGCTGCTGCCCCTGCCAAAGACGCTCGACAAGGGACATCCCAAGCTTCCGGTACTGGGATTCGTTCGCTTCCCGACCAACATCGCCCATTTCGAGATCAGAGGCAATCTTTTCCTTGTCAATCCGTCCCGTGCGCTCGTCCACATAGAGCACGCTCAAAGGAGATTGGAGATGTTCTCGAATCCTGGCTTCTCTCAACGCCCGAAGCTCAGGAACGAGACTTCCGCGTTCCACCGTAATAGAGTAATCCGTCCCAGCACGGAGAATATCAGACGTTTGGAAGATGAATACCTCATCCTTCATGCTTCGGTCGGTATAGTGCATCGTGCGGTAAGGTGGATAGTACTCTTTGACTCTGTTAATCCGCATATCTTTGACTTTCGCCATCCGTTGCCCGATATGCTGATAGAGGTTTCCCCACTGGGTATCAATAATCTCCTGGAGCATTGGGACGGCCATCGGGCCTCTCAATTGCCCTGGAAACTTCTGTTCAGAGAACAGATCCACGCCACCCGCGATTTCACGCATTAGTTTCAGGGTGAGATCCACAGACTGCATAAACCACGAAGGCAGTTCTGGGGGGTCTCTCCTCTGCACCATCTTAATTCCCGCCTCATTGAGTCCACCCTCAATAGGGGCTGGATAATCAGACGGGATGTCCTCTCTCTTCACCGTGGGACCAAGGAGTTCATCGCCGTAAATTGAGGCATTGGCCTGTTCGCCCAGCTGGGAAAGACGTTTATTCAGGAATCGCTGTGGGGCAATCAAGTCAGAGATGTAATCATCGCCCCAGAAACTTGTCGTGGTTGGAGACCAATGAAAATCGACCAGAGGAATGGATTCATAGGGATTATCGCCGTCATGGAGCATCTGTTCGCCGGGAACAAAGGCGGAATAGCGTCCACGCGGATGTTTTTCGGAAATCGGCTGATAGCGTTCAACCACCACTGCCATGTCCGGGTCATTAGATGTGACGGTCCCCTGAATCCGTGGAATCAAGTCCTGAAGATGAACAGAACCGGTCGGATCGCCAAATTGCTTGAGATCCGTGCTGAGAATCCTCACTTCTGTCGCATCTTTGATATTCTGAATCGTATCGTCGCTCACGTCGTAATTGGCTTCAATCCAGCCCAACGTGCGAATCTTTGCGATATAGACGGCTTGATCCGGTGATAAGTCATCTACAGATCGTACCGAGGCATCAATAAAGACCTGTAAGGGACTCAGGACTTCGCTGCCAACATCCCCCGCGAGGACCATTTCTTCGACCACAACAAATTGCTCGACAGGAGCGCCCTGCATCAGACGTTCTTGTCGCTGTGATTCTGGAACAATCTCCTGCGACTGGGTATCCGTCCACATCAGTTCGTTGGTTTCCTCATCAAACTGCGGGAGTGGTTCCATCGTGGCATCTTTCACCCATGGGATATACTCAAACGCGACTCCGCCAATCGACATCCACCAAAGAATTTCCCACGTTCTGGAAGGCTGATCGAGCTTTTCGTCCAGCGCCTTAATCAGCTTGTTTACAACTTCGGTTTTCCCGATAGATTTTGGATCCTGCTTATCTGGACG